GCTGGAATGATGATAGGAGAATGTCCATGCGTTTTGCCAAAGTTCGATTGCCTCGTCACAGTGCCAAAAGCCTTTATCCATTGGCAAATTGGCCGTTATAGCAGCAATGACTAGGATCACTGTTGCTGACTTTGCATTACTAATCTCAGTAGACATGCGCTCGCCTCGACTGTGGACGTTGATGATAGGAAGACAAAATAAAAGGGGAACCTTTCGGTTCCCCTTAGAATTTCTGGAATGTTACTCTGTTACGCTGCGACGACGGTCGGCGCCACACTGAACGGCGGCGATACCCTTCATCATTTCGTCGGCGATCTTGTCACCGCACTTGGAATGAAATGCCCTCTGGCAGGTTGGCCCAGGCGTCGACGACCTTGTTGTACTTTTCGTCTTGGGTGATGAGACCGTCATTGTACTGCTGCTCAAATTCCTCGACCAGCTTACGGGTGTCCTCGACGATCTTCTGCTTGGTCGGCGGCTTTGCCTTGGGCGCCTTGGCTTCAACCTTGGCCTTAGCCTTGGTCTTGGTTGCCTTGGGCTTCTCTGTCGTAATGACCGGCTTGTGCGGGACTTCCAAGGTTTCAATCATGGCGCGCAATTCCGAGCGGAGCTTGGCCAAGTCAACCGGCTTGCCGTCGGTATCAAGCAGCATGTTGTCCTTCAGCAACTTGTTCAGTTGCTTCTGGATAGTAGCGACCTTGATTGCCATTTGGACCGGCGCCGCCTTCTCTGTTGCTGGCTTGGCTTCAAACCAATTGTCCGACTTGGCACCGTCAATATTCATGTCCTTACCCTTGGCCTTCTGCCAAAGGGAATTGAAGGCCGACGCCTTGGCTTCACTCAACTGCTTGCCAGTCAACTTGCGAGGATTGAACACAAGCCAAGAATGCTCAACGACCCATGCGACCCATGCGTTAGCCAAGCGCGGATTGCGCCAAGCCAAAGCCGCACGGTACAGCGGTTCGAGCACCCCGTAGTTGCCATGCTTGGCAATGTGAGTAAGAGCGGCGACGCTGGCCGTCTGCATCAAACGCTCATACCCGGAAATGCCTGAAGAGATACGCTTTCCGGCCTTTTCAAAGTCAGCGAGCGTGGTGAAGGTTTCAAGCTTGGTAACAGTCATCTTAGTAACTCCGTTCGGTTTGGGATTACATGCGAGGCGGGATTGCCTAGCTATGATTAGCAAACCGACGCAACGCACAATCAAAGGACATGCGTTGAAGCGGGTTGCCAGTTATCGCCTAGTGTACACTTGCTTTAGTTGCACTTGCTTATGGTGCTGGCAGTTGAGCCTAGACGGCACGTTATGATAGGTAAACGTGACTGACTTAGTTTCTAGTGGTGTTTAAGTCTGTCGGTTCCCTCAATCCTTTCGCCTTGCTATCGGTCTACTTGGTTCAATGGTTCCTTCACCGTTAATCTCTCGGGGCTTGCCCATGTCCTAAGACATATCGGTCCCAAGTAGATTAACATTCCACTATTTCGGCTTACAAACCGCACCACTACCGAGAGACCTAACTTGCCTAGACTAGAATGAAGTTTTAGAACCTCAATCTAGACTAAGCGGTCAAAGGTAGTGGCTGGCTGGCCACGTCGCTTATTGCGCGCCGGTGGTAGGTCCCAGTGCATAGGCTAGACTAGGGTTCTAATGTTCAGTCACCTAGACTAATGCAGGGCTGTCGCCACCTCTCTCTAACGTTGGCGTTTGCATCAAGAGTGCAACCGGCCCGGACTAGAGAGCACCAAGAGACATTGCATGGGCTAGAGGTCAATCGGCACCCGCGATTATGCATGTGTGGTTTTTCTTGTCAAGCCGGGTTTGGGAGAAAAGAAATCTAAATATAGGCCAGGACTGTAAACATTTATTCTACGTGTTCCTATTGTTTGTAGTATTTTATTCCTGTTCATCTTTTGTTCTCTTTAGGATGGTGTTCGGTTTCATGGTTTGTTCGTGATATATTCACCGTGATCAAATCAGGAACGTATAGAAATAGAAACTAGAATAGGGCTCTATGTATTCATAGGTGAGAGCCAGGCATTCAAGTATGAAAGACAGAACTGTATCCTAGTTCTAATGCAATGGTGTTCTATTAGAGTGAACTTTAGAACACGGTACTATAATACCACATTCCAGAAGAACAATGATCTATTAAATGCGGCTGTAATACTATTTTAGTCCTGGAGCTAACCCCTTGTGTTCTCTATACATTTTTCTGCGCTGTGGAACACTGTTCTTCAAGGGGGTATAAGGGGGTTCTAGAACGACATTCTACGAGCGAAGCGATACTTCCCTAAAATATCTCTAAGAAAATAACTGAATTCCTAAAATATCTCCAAGAAAATAATCAAATTTCTAATCCTTGGTAAATTTTTTGTAGAAAAATAATGGAATTCTATAAAATAGTTCTTGACATCCTTTTTGTATACTGATATAATATCTTATAGATACAAGACAGAAAAACTATTTGCCCACTATAGTGATTGCACTTTAAACAAATTAGATTGAATAAATAAAGTGTACACTTTCTGAGTACTTACTAGGAAAAGATAATCCTTGCGACTCAGGTTCTAGTAGTATATCTTATAGTGTTTTGTCTCCACACCACATTAGTGGAACGTCCCCGAAGGGGAATGTGGTTGTCGTGTATCAAAGAAATTTTAAAGGCCGTATCAGGAGATAAAATGTATCGTGGTAATAAGTTTAAGAATGCTGTTGGTGCACATTTACTAAAGGCACTCTTTTACGAAGTGTCTGAAGATGGGACTAGAGTCGATTGTCTTTATTCTTTAAAGCAGGAGGACTCCCCAGACATCCAGGATAACAGTCGTATCTATCCCAGTATCCATCGTTTGTATGTCGAGATGGGAGACGCGACAGAGTATGAGTTTGCAAAGAAGTATTTTGATAATTGGGCTCATTGGAAGAAATTGATTGAGTGTACGTGGTTTAAGCCGTACCTAGCCGAAATGCGAGAAGAGCTTGATGTTAAGTTGAAAGCTGTAGCTCTTAATAGCCTTCGGTCAATTGCCTCTGATGAGTCTAATAAGAATCACTACATGGCTAACAAGTTTATCATTGAGAATGGACTTGGAGTTAAGAAAGATGCCCGTGGACGTCCTTCCAAGGAAAAGATCAAGGAAGAGGCTAACAAGTTGTTTCTTGATAAGAATGACATTGATGATGACTTCAATAGGATTAAACTGAATGGGTAATGTAATTGACTTTCCAAATAAAGAAGAGACAGTTCTTATTTCAGAGAACAGTTTAGAAACTCTTGATCGTAAAGATATAGAAGTTGTAGATGTCTTGGCTGGAGCGGCTCATTTAAAGTCTGTTGTAGTTATTGGTTATGACTTTGAAGATGACTTATATATTGCATCGTCAAGTTCTATTCCTTCAAAAACTCTTTGGCTCCTTGAAAAAGGTAAACAGGTAGTATTGGACATTGATTAATGCTTACACCAAAGCAGTTAGAGATTAGGAAAGCAGCAGAGGATAATCTAGAGACTTTTATTAGATTGATTCATCCTCAGCGCGTCTTAGGCTCTGTTCACATTGAATTAATTAATTGGTGGACAAGGCAAGATGCCCTTCCACACCAGCTTTGTCTCCTACCCCGTGACCACGGTAAGTCAGCAATGGTTGCCTATCGAGTCGCATGGGAGATTACGAAGAATCCAACTCTTCGAGTTTTGTATATCTCGAGTACAGCTAACCTTGCCGAGAAGCAGTTAAAGTTCATTAAAGATATTCTTACGTCTAAGATCTACAAGCGCTACTGGCCGGAGATGGTAAATGATGACGAAGGTAAACGAGAAAAGTGGACCAACAGTGAAATCAGTGTTGACCATCCGGCACGAGCTGCAGAAGCAGTCCGAGATCCGACCGTATTTACCGCAGGCCTCACTACTGGTATTGTTGGGTTGCACTGTGATATCGCCGTTCTTGATGACGTAGTTGTTGGAGAGAATGCCTATAGTGAAGATGGGCGAGATAAGGTAAAGACCCAGTATTCATATCTTGCGTCTATCGAAGGTAGTGATGCTAAGGAATGGGTTGTTGGTACACGTTACCATCCCCTCGATCTTTACAATGATCTTATTGAGACTGTCTCCGATGAGTATGACGATGATGGTAATCTAATTGAAGGTAAGCAACATGCACTCTATGAAGTCTTTGAACGAGTTGTTGAAGACGTTGGAGACGGTACTGGTCAATTCCTTTGGCCTCGACAGCAGCGAAGTGACGGTAAGTGGTTCGGGTTCGACGCTCGAATTCTCGCTACCAAACGGGCTAAGTATCTTGATAAAACTCAATTCCGTGCCCAGTATTACAACGATCCCAATGATCTGGCAACTGCCGATATCTCCCGAGACTCCTTCCAGTACTACGATAAAGCCAACGTGCGCATGCAATCAGGTTCCGTGTATATGTCTGGGCGAAAGCTCAACGTTTTCGCAGCCGTCGACTTCGCATACAGTTTAAAAGAGAAAGCCGATTACACTGCAATTGTTGTTGTTGGTGTCGATAGTCACAATAACTATTATGTGCTCGACATTGCAAGATTCAAGACAGACCGTGTTAAAGAGTATTTTGATCAGATCTTACGTCTTCACAATATTTGGGGATTTCGTAAGATCCTTGCCGAAACGACTGCTGCACAGGCTGTGATTGTCAAAGATATCAAAGAAAACTATATTCGACAGTATGGTCTAGCTTTGTCTGTTGTTGAAGAGCGACCGACTATGAAGAAAGAAGAACGTATCCGAGCAGCCCTTGCCCCTCGTTATGACAATAAGCAGATCTGGCACTATCGCGGTGGTAACTGTGAAATCCTAGAGAATGAACTTATTCTTCAGAACCCACCGCATGATGATGTCAAAGATTGCCTTGCTGCAGTGATTACAATTTGTCAACCACCGACCTGGGAAGGTCAATCGAACAGTTCCAATCGGAATCAGTTTGTCCACGCTAGGTTTGGAGGTATTCATGGTTAGCTTTAATAATGATCTGACAGATATTCCTTCAGATCCTCGTAATGCAACACAGTCAAGCGATACTTGGCGCCAGCACTTGTATACTGGTAAGCAATCAGTAAATACTGAAAACTGGATACGTCAGTCTCCTGATGAACGCCAAGCTAGGCATGATGCCGGTGACGACATGTATATTAGAGATATCTTAGATTCTATAAGAGCACAGTATAGTGTCCCTCTTCCTCGACCTCGTGTTGATCCTAGCATCTTTCAATCATTGAATGAAGATGTTGCTGGTAATAAATACGGCAGAGATATGGCATTCTGGGACTACAATTTAAATAAAGATTCACAAGTTACTAATACTGAATTAGCATCCAAAGCTCATAGTGCTTACTGGAATTTTGATTTAGCTCCAGACTTCTATGCAAAGAATGTCGATCAGTATAATGCTGCAGGTGCATTCTTAGTTGATACATTTAAACGTGCACGGACTGTAGGATATCCAATTCATCCGTTGTCTCCAATCCTTAATGGACTTCCTTCTACCGCATTCACAGGACAGGCTAAGTAATGGCAAAAACAATTGATCTGTTAGAGGTAATCAAACCCGAAGATATTGGTGATCAGATTGCCAATTACTGGACTAACTGGGATGGCCTTCGACAAAACTGGAAGAATGAAATTCAGGAAATCAGAGAGTATATCTTTGCTACTGATACTTCCAGTACGACTAATGGTAAACTTCCTTGGTCTAACAAGACGACTATTCCTAAACTTTGTCAGATTCGAGATAATCTCTTAGCTAACTACGAAGCAACTATGTTCCCTAAACGTAAATGGCTTGAGTGGGAAGCAGCTTCAAAGAAAGATAATGATGGTGAAAAGACTAGGAACATCCGAAACTATATGCTTTGGAATGTCGAACAGTTGTCTTTTAAGGAACAGTTGAAGCTTCTTCTTCAGGACTACATTGATACTGGCAACTGCTTTGTTACACCCGAATGGGTTGATTTAAGTACATCAGTAGGAAATGAAGTCAAGTCTGGATTTAGTGGTGCTCGACCTGTCCGTTTTGATCCATTAAACATTGTCTTCGATCCAACAGCGACTAGTTTTGCTGAGTCTCCGAAGATTATCCGTTCTATGATGACGATTGGTCAAGCCAAAGAAATCCTTGAGCGAATGATTAAGACTGCAGAGGAAAAAGAAATTGCTGATCGAGTTTGGAAAGAATGTATGGAAATCCGTGGTAGTGCCCAAACTATGCCAGCCGGTGACTTTGCACAACTTGGCAAACAGTACAGCATGGATGGCTTTGGGAATTACCATTCTTATCTCAGTTCTAACTATGTTGAACTTCTGACCTTCTACGGTGATCTTTACGATATCAATTCTGACACTCTTTATAAGAACTACATGTTCGTTATCATGGATCGATGCCATGTGATCTTTAAGGCTCCGCATCCGTATCCTCTGGCAGAGATTCCAATCTACCGTGCTGGATGGCGTGAACGTCAGAATAACCTTTGGGCGATGTCGCCCCTTGCTAATCTTGTCGGTATGCAGTATCGACTTGATCATATCGAAAATCTAAAAGCTGATCTATTCGATCTTACCGCATTTCCTCCTTTGAAGATTAAAGGTCTTGTTCAGGAGTTTGAATGGGGTCCAATGGAAAAGATCCATACAGACAGTGATGGCGATGTTGAGTTGATGACTCCAGAGCTAAACACGAGTCTGATTGATCTACAGATTCAGCGATACGAAACTCTAATGGAAGAAATGGCTGGTAGTCCTAAGGAAGCTATGGGTTTCCGTACTCCCGGTGAAAAGACTGCCTACGAAGTCCAGCGTCTTGAAAATGCTGCTTCGCGCATCTTCCAGAATAAGGTTAGTCAGTTTGAAGAGACTATTCTTGAACCTCTTCTTAATTCGATGCTTGTCTATGCAAAGAAGTACCTGACGCCTACCACTATCCGTATTATTGATAGTGTCTTCAATGCTGTCGACTTTAGTAATATTCAGGCCTCGGACCTTAGTGCAAACGGACGCCTTAAACCAATTGGTGCTCGAGTGTTTGCCGAAAAGGCCGAACGCATTCAGAATATTAATAACTTCGCACAGAGTGGCCTTTACCAAGATCCAGAAATCAAACAGCACTTTAGCTCTATTAAGATTGCTAAGATGGTTGAACAGGATCTTGATCTTGAAGAGTATGAACTGGTTACCCCCTTCGTTCGTCTCTCGGAACAGGCCGAAGCACAGAACTTCAATAATGCCAATCAGGAGCAGGTTATGAGTAATCAGCAAGCTCCAGCTGGACTGGCACAGGGAGACGCAAGTGGCCCGATTGGACAGTAGGTGGTTAAAAGGAATACCCGATGAAGATCGGGCTAATTTAGAACAAATCGTCAGAACGAGTACTGCAGTGCTTGGTCGATTAAAGAGTATTCTTGACGAAGAGTACAATTCGATTGAACGTTCTGAGGAACTTGATAGTCAGTTCGATAATCCTAATTGGGCATACCACATGTCTTACAAAATGGGACAGCGAGCTGAACTTAAACGTATACTGACCCTATTACAATTTTTAAAGGAATAGAATGACCGATTCTAACACTGATCCCTTCGCTCAGACCCAGAGCAAGGACTACTTGGCCGAACTTGTTGGTGAAGGTAAAAAATTCAAGGATACTGCTGCACTTGCTGAAGGTAAGTGGCACGCTGATACCATGATTGAAACCCTCAAGGCAGAACTTACTGCCCTCAAGGCTCAGGCCGCATCTGGTGCAAATGTTGATACGCTACTTGCCGAAATCAAGAAGCTTAGCAATAAGGAAGGTACTGATAACGGTAATGGACAGACCATTACGACTGAACAGACTAATTCCACCCCAGTTAATATTGAGGAAGTTGTCCTCAACACTCTCAAGCGTACTAAAGCTGAAGAGACTGTTAACACTAATCGCAATACTGTGATTTCCAAAATGAACGAAGTTTGGGGTAAAGATGCCTCGACTAAGCTTCAGGAAATTGCTAGTGAACTTAATATTTCGACGGAGTATCTCCGTGGTGTTGCCGATCAGTCCCCTAACGTCTTCTTCCAGTTGACTGGTCTTAATCAGGACCGTTCTGTCCCTTCGGGTACTACAGTGCCAACCAGTACTGTCCGACCGGGTATTAATGGTGCTAAAGATCGAACGATGGCTTGGTATCGAGAGTTAAAGAAAACTAATCCCGCTTCTTACAAGTCTAATGATATTCAGATTCAGATGCACAAAGATGCACTGCGACTTGGAGAAGCTTTCTTTGATTAACGGAGAAAGATAAATGTCTTTTAGTACTACTACGACTCAGTATCTTATTCGTGCCAACCTCTGGTCTACGCGCCTCAAGGAAATGTTCCTTGAAGATCTCGTAGCGATGAAGTGGGTCGATATGATTACTGATCAGCTTCCTGACGGCGATACCCTCAACATTCCGAGTATCGGTCAGGCTGACGTCCAGGATTATGCCGAAGGCCGTCCTGTTGTTTATACTTCGTTCGATACTGGTAACTTTACGTTCACCATTTCGCAGTACAAGCAGACTGGCGTCTACATTACTAACAAAATGAAGCAGGATTCGTACCTCTTCAATCAGCTCTCGGCTACGTTTGCTCCGCGAATGTATCGTGCGCTTGCTAAGCAGATGGAAGTCGATGCCCTTAAGGTTGGTCCTCAGGCCCAGACTTCGGGTAACGTTAACGCCATTAATGGTGCTAACCATCGCTTCATCGGTTCTGGTACGAACGAAACCATCGGTATTAAGGATTTCACTCTGGCAACGTATGCCCTTGAAATGGCTGCTGCCCCCATGACTAACCTCGTGGCGATTGTTGATCCTTCGGTGGAATACACTTTAAAGAATCTCTCGAACGGTAACTATAATACCAACCCGACTTGGGAAGGTGTTATGAAGAATGACCTTATTACGGGTTCCCGCTTCGCTTTCAGTATCTTCGGTTGGGACGTCTATACGTCACTTAACCTCCTGAAGTCTGTCAACGAAACGACTGGTGGTAAGACTTCTGGTGCTGGTGTGGCAAACCTCTTCTTCAGTGCGGCTCCGGATGCCCGTCCGTATATCGCTGCTGTCCGTGAAGAGCCCCACATTGATTCTGAGTACAATAAGGACTACCAGCGTGAAGAGTATGTGGCTACTTGCCGCTACGGCTTTGGTCTGTATCGTCCCGAAGCTCAGGTCGTGATCATCACTGATACCGATCAGGTCTCGTAATTTAGGAGAATAAATAAATGGCTCAGTGGATTAACTCTGATGGTCTTGCTATTCGACTCGGTAATACCGAAGCGGAAGTTACTCGCGGTGGCGAAGTAAACTCTTTTGGTCCGGATCGCATTTGGGAGTTTGTTGTTGACCTTGCCAATCTTGGCTCGGCTACGGCAGTCCTTGAAGATACACAGGACATCCTGCTTCCGGCAGGTCTCTTTATTTCCGAAGTCGAAATTGTCAACGAAACTGCGGCTACCTCCGGTGGTTCGGCTACGTTGAACCTTGGCCTTATCCGTCAGGACCTTTCGACTACGTACGATGCTGATGGTTTGGTTGCCGCGGCTGCACTCTCTACCTTTGACTCGGCTGGTGAAACTAGTGTTCTCCGTGTCGGTTCGTCGGGTGCCGGTGCATTCCTTGGTACTGCCCTCGCTTATACTGGTTACCTTGTTGCCGACTACGATACGGCTGCCTTTACGGCTGGTCGTCTCCGTGTTCGTGTCAAGGGCTACGTTAAGCGTCCTTCGGCGACTAACTAAGTTAACTGGGGAGAGGCGCAAGTTTCTCCCCCTTTTTCTAAGGATAATTTTAATGGCTGCAATTGAACGTTTTGGTGACACCAAACAATTATCAGATCCAGGTTCTGGTCACTTCTCCATCACCCCTAGCGATAGCACTGATTTTACTAATGTAACTCGTGGTATCTATGTTGGTGTTGGTGGTGACATTGTTATTGTTGCAAAAGAAGGTGGCGCACTAACCTATAAAAATGCACTTGCAGGTACTATTATTCCTGTTCGGGCAACTCGTGTAAATTCTACTAGTACTACGGCGACTAACTTAATCGGGATTTTCTAATTATGTTCATTGGTATTGGAACTCCCATCACCCTAGGACAGGGCGTGGGGCCTGCATGGATGACCGGCATGAATTTAGGCTGGGATTTTGTTAGAGATCAATACTTTCTTGGCGCGACTACATTTACTGATACCCACGCTCAAACGATTTATGCCAAGAATTCTGCTGGCGTTTACTCACCATTTGCAGCTAATGTCTTGACGAGGACTGATCTTGGCTTGCAGACAATTTGGACACGAACAAATCTTTTTCTCAACTCGTTCGCTGTCGCAACACAAACGGTGACGGTGGTTTCCTCGACCACTTATACGGTTAGCATTACCGGATCAGGATCAATAACGCTGTCCGGGGCGGGCACGGGCACGGTGACTGCGGGAAACCCGGTTACGTTCACCGCTGGAACAACGTCCCTGACTTGCACGGTAACGGGAAGCCCAAGCACATGCAACGTCGAGGCTGGTACGTTCGCTTCGCCTCCGATTCAAACGGCTGGTACATCCGTTACTGTAAACGGAAACCAGCAGACAATTGCGCTAGGGTCTCTGGCTTCTGGTGGCGTTGCAGGGATAATCCAGTTCAATATGATCCAGCCGACCGTGAGTGGAACGTCGACCCGACAGTTTGAAATCAACGACGGCACGGCAAACAATTTCATCACCATGTTCCGTCGCAATTTGACGGGTAATTTTGCCATAACGGCGGTGACTGGCGCGGTCTCGCAAGGCACGGTAGACAGCGGGGTGACATTCGCGGCGGGGGTATTCACCCTCGCGTTTGCGGCTGGCCCCGGCTACCTGCAGATGCAGGTCGTCGGTTACGCGGAACCGGCGTCGTCTGGGCTCGCATCGTATCCCCCAGTGACAACCGCCAGCCCCGCAGGGCAGGGGTTTTCGGCGGGCATCAATTCCTACCAGCTAACAAGAAAGCTGGCCCTCAAATTCGGCCCCCAGAACGCCTCGACCTTCGCAGCGGCGTTCGCAGCCGCCCAACTCGCAGCGGTGTCGCCATGATGATTTATTTGGTGCAGGTGGCATCAAAAATTTGTTACCTGAAAATTCACTAAATAAGGATATTAAATGGCTAAACTTACCCTAACGGATATTTCTGATTTTCGTAATCAGACAGCAACTGCTAACACGATTAACTCAAATAATAGTGCTATTGAGACAGCGTTAGAAAATACGTTATCAAGAGATGGTACTAGTCCTAATCAGATGAACTCTGATTTGGATATGAATAGTAATGATATAACAAACGTAAATTCATTAGATGTTAATACTCTTGTAGTTAGAGATACCTTAATTTTAGATGATGATTCTATTGACATAATCGTATTACCTGAAAATACTTTTGGTTCAATTCAAATTGAAACAGGGTCAGGACCATTTGTTCCGGAGGATACTACTGGTTTTTTAATTTTGAATAGAACTATTGCTGGTGACTCAGCCGTAAATTTGCAAGAGGTATCTCATCGAAATGGGCTACCCCTTTATATTATTGATTGGGCAGGAAATGCTGGAACAATTACGTTAACACCATATTCTGGGGAAAAGATAATGGGTTTAACAAGTGCATCAATTATTAGTTTTGCTCAAGGCTTAGGTACAGGAGGAAAAGTCCTTTTAATTCCAGTAACTACTTTAAGTGGTTGGGTCCAAGGATCATAAATATGAAAAATTTATTCTTAAAATCAGTATTCTTAATTTCTGTTATTCTATTTTCTTCTGCCGTAAGTGCACAGCAGGTCACTAATCATGCGATACCAATCGGTCGAGGACCAGGAGTTAGCGGGTTTGGTTCGGCATTAAGCGGGGCGACCGGGCAACTGCTGGCAGGAGTGGGGCCGAGTGCAGACCCGACATGGACGGCTACACCGACGCTAGGCGTCGCCGGGACGACTGTCGGAAAGCTCGTGTTTGCCAATGCGACCTCGGGGAGTGTGACAATTCAGCCGACTACTGGCGCGCTTGGAACGGCGGTTTTGTCGTTGCCAGCGGCCACCGATACGCTGGTGGGGAAGGCCACCACTGACACGTTGACTAACAAAACCTTTGATACCGCTGGAACGGGCAACTCGTTCAAAATCAACGGAACGGCAATTACGGCGGTGACGGGCACTAACGCAGTGGTGCTGAAGGACAAGCCTGAGCTGACCGGGTATGTTAATATTACTGCCGACCCTGGGGCTTACAACATTAATTTGATTAGCTCTGGGAGTTTTGCTTCTCCTGGGTCAACTCCGGCCACGCTGCTGATGCAGGATTACAGCGTCTCGCATGCTGGCGACATCAACATCCAGGCTATCAACTCGGCCGGGGTGCGCATGGACAATGCGTTCAAATTCAACGCTGGGTTCACAAATTGGGACGCCGGGCACGAGCAGAGCGACATTGACCTGATTGGCTACCGCAATGGAAGCATTGAGGTCATGGCTAACCTCTATGCCGGGTGCCTCACGGCTTACAATAACAATGGGTTTGGCGCGCTCTGTCCGGCAGATATCCAGCCGGGTTGGTATCCTGGCGGCCATGACAACCTCTACAACATGGGGGGCTATAATGTCCGCTGGCGCAATCTTTGGTTGGGCGGGACGCTTGCGACTGGGACTCCGGCCACGAAGACCGGGACAAGTTATACAGTTGGGGCGACAGACTCATCACTTATTCTTAACCCGTCTGGCGCATTTACATTGACCTTGCCTACTGCAAGCACAAATCCGGGAAGATGGCTTCATTTAAAATTGATTGCTGCACAGACGGTTGTCAGTGCATCTTCCAATGTCGTTCCCTTAGCCGGTGGAGCCGCTGGAACGGCCATTCTAGCCGCAACGGCTGGCAAATGGGCAGCGCTGCAAAGCGATGGATCTGCCTGGCAGATTATGATGTCGAACTAATAGCTAGGTAGAAAAATAAATGGCAAAATTAACAACTTCTGATATTACAAATATTTCTGGTGCTGAAGAGACTGCTATTGCTACTCTCAACTCTAACTTTGCAGCTATTGAAGATGCACTAGAAAATACTCTAAGTAGAGATGGAACGACTCCTAATACGTTAGAGGCAGACCTTGACTTGAATGGCAATGATATTCTCAATGTAGGGAGTATTAATGCTGAATCAGTGACTATTGATGGTTCTGAAATTACTACGGCTGGCTTTGCAAAAGGTGATGCAGCTACAGTTAGTATTGGTACAGTTACTACTGGTGCTGCTGGTTCTAGTGCAACTGTTACAAACAGTGGTACTATAAATGATGCTATTTTAAACTTTACAATTCCTCGTGGTAATACTGGTGCTTCTGGTGCAGGCACTGGGGATATGCTTGCTTCTAACAACCTTAGTGATCTAGCAAATAAACCTACTGCTTTTTCTAATATCAAACAGGCAGCCTCTACGGGGGCTACAGGCGTCGTTCAGCTTGCTACTAATGCTGAGTCCCTAACGGGTACAGATACAGCCAAGGTGATCACGCCTGATGATTTAAGCTATGTTCTAACTCAAAAGACCGCTAGTGTTGCAAACTACCGTGCTAATACTTCAGGCAAAATCCTTACGACAGACGCCGTTTGGGGTGCAATGGCAGAAGTAACTCTTACTGATGCTGCGACTATCTCATGGGATATGTCTACTGGGTTTGACTTTACAGTTACTCTTGGTGGTAACCGAACTCTTGGTGCTGCTACTAATACTAAGGTTGGACAGCGTGGGCGTATTCGAGTTGTTCAGGATGGTACTGGTAGTCGAACTCTAACTCTGAACTCTGTCTATAAGACTGCTGGTGGTTCTGGTATTACTCTTAGTACAACTGCTAGCACTACTGACTTTATTGACTATGATGTTGTAAGTTCCACTTATATTAGGTTGTCTCTGTCTAAAGCGTGGGCATAAATGTTACCCGGTAATTTTACTTCACAGATTGCGACTACTGTTGCAAATATTACTTATGTAGGTGCAGGAACAAAAAATGGTGTAGAATATCCAGCGGCAGGGTCAACAATTAACTTTCCTTATCCTTCTGGTTTACAAACGAATGACCTTTTGATCCTTATTTGTCACGAAGACGATAGTGGAAATCATGCAACTTGGCCCCCCAGTGGTTGGACAAGTCTTTATTCTGGTAGTACGACATACTCTGGTTTTTGGTTAAGGTTAGCCTATAAATTCTATTCGAGTGGTACTGGTGTTGATGTTGCTATTCCTACATCAGGTCTTGATCATATTTTTGGTACTGTAGCAGCTTTTAGAGGGGTTGACACCGGCTCTCCGTTTGGGGCTGCAACTCTTATTCATACATTAGATAAAACGACTCCTAGTCCAAACGTTTTTAACTTTTCTAATGTTACAACGATAGTTAATAAAGCATTTGTTTGTAACTTAATTGGGCATGATATTGATACATCAACTGCATCTGTTGTTAGAGACGTTAATGCTAGTCTAGATCCATCTAATAGGGGCGAGCAATTTGATATTAGTACTCAACTCGGTTGGAATGGTGGTTTCAGTCTTTATACCGGAACTAAACTTACAGCAGGATTAGTAGATAACTGTACAGGATACGTAAAGGCATCCTCCTACAAACGTTTTGTTGGATTTGCATTGAAACCGCTTTAAAATGATTAATGGCTGTACTTTTTACTTTGATGGAACTTGGAAATCTTGTTGTGATGCACATGATGTAGCGTTTACTCTAGGTGGTAACGTTGTTGATATGCTTCACGCAAACTGGGACTTAGTTAACTGTGTCAATCAGTATAGTACACTAAATGCAATTGTTATTGGTATTGGTGTTACAGTTGGTGGTTGGTTAGTTTTTCCTTGGGCAAAGACAAAAGGCAAGAGCATTTACGAAATTATAACAGGAAAACGCTTTGACAAATAAACCTTGGCTTGATGAAGCTATACGATTAGAAAAGAAGGGTATTGTAGAAGTACCAGGTGCAGGAAACAACCCTGATATCATGTTTATGGCTAAGACCATGAAGGTTTGGTATCCGGGTGACTCTACAGCTTGGTGTGGCCTTTTTGTAGGCTATAGTACTCGAATGTTAAAAGATAAGCAGCCTAGTAATATTCTAGGTGCTAAGAATTGGAGAAGCTATGGAACCGAAGTTCAACCCTCGGCACTCTCTGCAGGGGATATTCTCGTCTTTTGGCGAGGCACTCCGAAAGGGCCCAATGGGCACGTCGGGTTCTATATTGAAGAAACCCCTACCGCCTACAAAGTCCTCGGTGGAAACCAAGGTAACCAAGTCAGTTACGCCTGGGTTGCCAAAAATAGACTCCTTACCGCCAGACGTCCCAGTGGTTATGCAGGCACAGGGCCTGTCGTTTCAAACACTGGCTCCACTGGCACTCTATCTACTAACGAAAGGTAAAATTACCATGAATAAAGACCAGATTCTTTCTATTGCCCGAAGCGTACTTAAACTTGCCGCTGGTGCTCTTGCAGCCAAAGGTATTGGTGATGGTGCTACTTGGGACCTGATTATCGCTGGCGTTCTTGCTGCTGGTGGTCTCGGTTGGTCCTACTTCCATCATAAGAAGACTGCCTAATGACTGAAAAACTCTCCGATGAACAGATTAAAGTTCTCGAAGAGCTAGCTGATAATCTAATGACTATGGATAGGGTTCGTCGTAAGTTTGCGGCAGCCCTTCTATGGCTTAGTGGTATAATCGTCGCGGGGACGTTTGTTTGGGACAAAGTTTTAAGCTTATGGGGTAATCATAAATGAGATATACACTGATCGAAATGGTACAGCGTATTCTTGAGTCCATGGATAGTGATGAGGTATCGGATATCAGTGGAACTCCAGAGAGCTTAGCTGTCGCCAATATTATCAAAGAATGCTACTATAACATTATCTCTAGTTTAGACTTACCTGAACACAAAGGTATTTTTCAGCTTGATGCTTCTGGAGATAACTTAAAACCAGTACAGATGTCTTTACCTAGTAATGCTTTAGATATTCTGACTTTACAGTATAACACTAATACCGTGGCTGATCCTAATTGGTCACCTATCCAATATCTTACTCTTGATGAATTCTTTCCAATCATCAGTTCAAATGATCTAACTGACACTTCTGTTGGATCAATGGTCAATACAATCAATGGTGGAAATTTCACCTTTAAGTATAGGAAAGATCGTGCACCTAGTTATTATACAAGCACCGATGATCGAACTATTATTTTTGACTCTTACGACTCAGATGTTGATACTACTCTCCAAAAGGTTAAGACCCTCTGCTATGGAGGTATTCTACCAACCTTTGAAATGAGTAATACTTACATTCCTGACTTAGATGCTCGACAGTTTCAGCTTCTTTTACAGGACTCAAAGGCTCAGGCATTTATTGAACTTAAACAGGTTCCTAATCCTACAGCCGAACGTAAGGCTCGAAAGAACGAAATTCTCGCACAGCGAACAAAAGATGCAGTTGATACACGTACTGCTCTTGAAAAAGTTAGACGTTATGGAAGGTAATAATGGATTATACAATTACTTCAAATGGTGAAAATCAACGAGTTATTACTGTTGGAGACAAAACTATTGAGCTAAATCGAAGAGATCCTCACGGCTTTTGGTTCTTCAAATGGAATGTTGGTGATCCTCCGGTTAAACTTCAAGGTGCCTTTACTAATGTACATCAGGCAATTGAATTCCTTGTTAACTACACGACTAGTATTAAGTCGCGAAAGGCAGCATAAATGGTTCGTTCAGCCACAGTAGCAATTGAAAATAACTTCTCGAAAGGATTAATCACCGAAGCCACTGCGATGAACTATCCAGAGAACTCTGTGGTTGATACTGATAATTGCGTCTTTTCTAAAGAAGGGCGTGTCTTTCGTCGATATGGAATTGACTATGAATCTAACTATTCGGTGATCAATTGGAGCACCCTTGGCATTTGCTCTGGTGCTTCAACACCTTCTAATTATTATGGTGGTCTAGTCGTTAAAGAATACGAATGGACTACTGTTGGTTCCAATGGACAGATCTCTTTTATTGTTGTCCAGATTGGTAATATCCTAAACTTCTTTAGTGAAGGTTCTTCTAACGAATTTTCTTCTAACCGTAAATCATTTACTGTTGATCTTCTTAGTTTCCAAGTTTCAGTTGCAGGTGGTGATTATGGACAAGTTGCGGGCGCTCAAGAGTGCTCTTTTTCTAGTGGTCTTGGTTATCTCTTTGTTGCTCATCCTCTCTGTAATCCTTTCTATGTAAGTTACAACGCTACTGCTGATACGATTAGCACTGGTGCTATTACACTTACTGTTCGAGACTTTGAACGACTTAATGACTCTCTCGCTATTGACAACCGTCCTTCTACTCTTTCTGATTTACACAAGTACAATCTCTTTAATCAGGGTTGGTATGTTACTGTAAAGAATGCAACTCCTGCAACTGCTACTGCAATTTCCTATTGGGATGGAGCACGAACAGACTTTCCAAGTAATGCTGATATCTGGTACTTGTTCAAAAATAGTTCTAGTCTACTCGATTCTACTCTCTTTGATACTAAGTTCTTAGGTAATACTCCTGCTCCTAATGGTCACTACACATACAATGCATTTAGTATTGATCGTGATACAACTTTAGGAACAACTGGTCTGCCTTCTGTGACTACGAGTAATCGACCTTCTCAAGTTATCTTCTTTGCTGGTCGAGTGTGGTACACTGGTGTCAATGCAGATAAGTATGCCTCTAAGATTTACTTTACTAACATTGTTAGTGGTGTAACTGACTTTGGTCGATGCTATCAGTTAGCTGATCCAACTTCTGAAACAAACAATGAACTACTACCAAATGATGGTGGTGTTATTAACATCCCTGAAATTGCAGTTGTTCAGAAACTAATCACAATTGGTAGTGCTTTGATTATCTTTGCAACCAATGGTGTCTGGAAGATTGATGGACCTAATGGTGTCTTTGCGGCTGATAACTTTGAAGTCAGGAAGATTTCCAATACGAGCATTTCAAGTCCTAACTCTGTTGTTATTGCTGAAGGTATTCCTTTCTGGTGGGATCGTGCTGGTATCTATACCATGACTTTTGATCCTCAGACTGGTCGTGAACTTGTCAACAATATTTCAGAAGAGACTATTCAGACTCTAATTAATGAGTTGCCAACGTCTTCTCTACCATACGTAAAAGGTACGTATAATAACATCAGTAAGACAATTAACTGGATCTACAAAAGTACATCTGCAAGTGGAACGCTAGACTCTTACTTCTATGATAAAGTTTTAGTTTTTAATCTTGCAACTGCTTCTTTTAGTCCACAGACTGTTAGTTGTGCAACCTCTGACGATTTAAACAAACCGTCTATTTCTGGAGTTATCTTCTCTCAGAATGCTCACAACGATCCGTTAGCAGATGTTCCTCAGGCAGGTCTTGCCAAGTTTATTACTGTTGGTCAAATTGGTCCTGGTGACGTTATGGCTCTAACTGTTAGTCAGTTTAACAGTACAAGGTATCTTGATTGGTATACTTTTGATAATACTGGTGTTAATTACTCTTCGTACTTCATAACAGGTTATCGTATTCGCGGAGATCTACTCCGTAAGTTCCAGTCCAATTACATTATTGTGATTACTGAAACTGAAAGTGACTCTTCTTGTTTTATCCAAGGACTGTGGGATTACACGAATACAACTGCAAACGGTAGGCAGACAACTTCTCAACAAGTTTACCGAGACGACAGTACTTATGACTACTCTCGAAGTAAACTAAAGATTCGTGGTAATGGTTACTCACTTCAATTCAAATTCTTTTCAGAAACTGGTAAACCTTTTACCCTAATTGGTTGGACGACTTCTGATACTGGTAATAACGTTCCTTAAGGAGATACAATGCCAATTGCTCTATTACTTGGAGGTATTAGCCTTATTGCTACCTTGGCTGGTACTGCTATGCAGGCTTCTGCTGCAAAGACGCAGGCCGAGGCAAGTGCCAAAACGGAAGAACTCCGGAAGACACAAATGAACTTAGAAACTTCTCGACAGAAGACTGCTGCTATTCGTCAAATGCTTGCTGCTCGTGCGGCTGCTCAGACTGCTGCTGTGGCAGGTGGTGTCGATAGTAAGTCTAGTGGTGTCCAAGGTGGGCAGGGTCAGATTGTCGGACAGACTGCTTCTAACATTCAAGGTATCACGCAAGCCAACAGTATTGGTTCGCAGATCTTTGATCAAAACAAGATTATTGCTCAGGCTGGTTCGCTTGCTGCCTTTGGTCAGGGACTCTCTAGCCTTGGTGGTGCAATCAGCGGAATTAAGGTTGGATAATGGGTCAAATTTCAGATCAAGGTATGCTCGGTAATACTCCAAAGCCGAATACTAATCAGATTAGTCTACAGAATGATCATCAGGATGGTGTCCTTAGCCTTCGACAGGTTCAAGGGCCATCCTATAGTGATAAACATGTCGAAGACTTATCCCAGAAGTACGATGTTGCTCTTGGGCAGGGTTCTCCTGGCTTGAACAGTTTGCGTGGTATGTTGTCTACCTCTGGTCAGGATCGACTTGCTTCTCTTGCTGTTACCCAGCATGACCTTGAACTTGAACAAGCCAGAAATGGTATTATTCAGTCCTTGTCCGATAACATGGGTAACAACGTTACTCCTGAACTCGTTCAGACTGTCCGTAATCTTGGAGCAACTGAACTCTCGTCTCCTGATGTTGGTTCAGTGATTGAAGATCGTTATGCAAAGATGATGGTTAATCTTCAGTCTGAGAGTACAAATGCCAATGATGGTACTTACGATAAGGCTATTACACAGAGTCCTGATCTAACTTCTCAGGCTCTTGATCGTGCCGAATGGGCTACGTCTCGTAGTATCATTGCACGTAACAATCTTGAAGATATCCAGAAGCAGTACGATAGTCAAAACCTTCTTATGAAGGGTCAAGCCTTCTTACAGACTTTGATCCCTTTCCGTAGTTGGTATGCTCAAAACTCCGCTCTTGATAAAGACATGCCTGATTACCTTAAGACTCTTGGTGGTATTGTTCCCGGTAAGAGTCTTCGTGATCAGTTAACGTATATGAATACACTTCCTCCTGCTGAGTATAAGCGTGTCCTGACTGGTGTCATGGATCGTATGAAGTCGCAGGGTGATTATAATGATGCTATTCAGTTTGCACAGTTTGCCCTTCAGTTTGGACAGACAGATGAAAATTGGCAGGCAATCTTTGCTGGCCTTGATGTTGCAAGTGTTATTCCTGTTGGAACCTTGTCTAAGGCTCTGAAGGGTGCCTCAACGGCTGCTGCTCTTCCGATTAAGGAAGGTGAAGCAATTACTCGCAGTCTTGACATGATGGGTGAGTCTTCTCACATTGCCATGAGTCGTTCTATTAGTAAGGGTATACTTCCTTCAGAAGATATTGTTCTTCCAACGGATGTCGAACGTATGCTCAGTGGTACTGCTCGTCCTAGCCGTTACTTTACTGGTGTGGACGCTCATGCTCCTGCTGAAGTTCTTGGTAGGATGGAGACTGCTGCCGTAATGAGAGATAATGCTGCTAGGGATATCATCGGTGGCCTGAATAAGGTTAACCGATTAGCTCCTAGTGAAACTGCTCGTGCCTACGAGCTTACTCAGGAAACGATGCGTAAGCACTTCGTTAACCAAGAAGATCACATCGTTCGCTTTGATAATGTTCCTGCTGAGAATGCAACGAATGTTAATACAGTGGACATGGTTCTTGGTAAGAAGAATGGTGATGCATTTCCCTCTGAGTCAAACGCTCTTGCTTGGGCTGGTCGTTTACTTAAACTTCGTACGACAGACTACAAGGCAGTAAAGGAAGGTACTGGTTGGTACATTAAGGTTACTCGTAACGTTGATGAAGCTCACCCGGACATTATCCGAAACTTTACTCTTGAGACTGACTCTAAGCAGGCAGACACATTCTGGACTCGTTTTAAACCCCTTGCAACTGTCTTTGGTAACGATACTAAGGTTGGTCGTGCACAACAGATTAACCGTAGTACAGTTGTACAGAGTGTTGAACGGCAGAATAACATCCTTCAGGAATTTGCTAAGCCTATGTCTGATCTTGCCATTAAGGACAAGAATGGATATAAAGAACTTGACAGTTTCTTAAGGACTGCTCGTACGCACGTTGATCCTGTTCATGGCCGTGGTATTACTTACAATACTCAGCGTGAATTTGAAGATGCTTTCCAAACACAATTTGGTAAACTTCCTAGTGAAGGCCAGAGTGATGCTTACCATGCTTTTAAGCAGTATCACGATATGGATACTATTGTTCGTGGACTTGATGTCTATCGACAGAAGGCAGCCCTTGGTATTGAAAAGTTTACGATGGCCCGTCGTAGTCCTGAGACTATCGATCCTACTACTAAAGCAGTTGTTGACTCCAAATACATCGGCGACCTATCATTCGAGGGCAAGGTTATTCCTGAGCTTCCTCGTGGTGCAGCCTTTAAAGCTGCTGTCTTGGATGAAGATGGTATTCTTCAGAAGGGCAATCGGTTTAATGGTCGTGCAGGTCAAGAGAAATGGGATGCAATCCAAGAGTACATTGACAAAGGATACTCGATCATTCAGCCTTATGATGGTTTCGTAAAGCTTGATGATGGTTACTTTGACTTTGTTCTTGTGAAGAATTTCCAACGTGATCGTCCTGATTTGAACATGATCAATGCTCAGAACCGAATGATCCAGCGTTATTCTCACTATGTTAAGCAGCCTATTGTGACTAACAATAATGGCTATATGCGCTATCTGTTTGATCGTACTATTGCAAATGGTCGAGACAGTGTTGATGCTGCTGAGATTGCAAAGTCAATGAATGATATTCGTCTTGCCGAAAAGAATGCTTCTGGCTCTGGTCGTGCACTCTTTGAAAGCAAGTTCCCCATGTGGGCATACGAAGACTTTGCTAAGCGTATTACAGATAAAGAGATTGATCTTAATGTTCCGTTCATTGCCACTAAGGCAGGTTCTCGAACTATCGATGAATCTCGAATTGTAGACATGCTCAGCAAAGAACAGAAGTTTGGCTTCTTTGATAAGGGTGATAACTTCCGACTGTCTAATGCAGTTAACGGAAGGTTCCTTAACGAAGATCCTACTCTCTTTAGTACACTTGCTAGTGAGCAGGGTACATTCTTTGAGTTAGCTACTGATAGTCACTTTAGCCCCTTTGAGGCTATGCGTATCTCGATGAATGATTTGGCTAATGTCAACATTCTAAATGATTACAAGATTGGTAGTGCTCGAGACTATGTTACTCAATTTGGTAATCTTCTCGATGCTAACCTTGGTGAGTTTACAACTAATCCTCTCAAGTTCATTCTTGAACCGAAGTATCTTCGTAATGCTGATCCGGGTTTAGTTGCGAGTGCTGAAGCTACTCGTAAAGCTATCTTGAACATGTGGAATACGACTACTGCTGTAGACCGTATCGTTAATGGATATAAGGAAACTCTTATCCGTAGTCTTCGTCATCACTTTGGCGATAACTTTGCTGAATGGGTAGACGACAAGGCTCTTCCGAAGATCCAGAATGCAGATCGCTATCTTCGTGGTTTTGCTTTCCATACTAAGATTGGTATGTTCAATCCGAAGCAGTTGTTCTTGCAGACTTCGAGTGCCATCAATATCATTTCGATTAGCCCTCGTTATGGCTTTAAGGCAGCAATGCTTGGTAGTCCAATGAAGGCTGGTCTTTATGCAAGGGATGACATTCTTCGTTCTCTCGGCTCTAAGTTTGCCAAGGTAACTGGTATGCCTGCAGATGACTACGTTGAAATGATCCAGATGTTTAAACGTTCTGGTTTTGATTTGGTTGGTAATGATTATGCCTATATGGAAGATCTGAAGCCACCGGGTTGGACAACGAATAAACTAATTAAGGGTGCAACTCGTATCCTCGATATAGGTCGTACTCCTTTTGACATGGGTGAACGTTGGGCTCGTAGCATGGCTTTTGCTGCTGCCTACATGGAACGTAAAGCTGCTCTTGCAGGTAAACCCTTTGCTCGTGAAGACGAAGCTTGGGTCCTGTGGCGCTCTAAGGTTCTTACTGGTTCTATGACTAAAGAAAGTGCATCGACAATCCAAAAGGGTTGGACTGGTGTTGCTACTCAGTTCTTTGGTTATCAGATGCGTCTGATGGAACAGATGCTTGGTCTAGACGGCAAGTTAACAATGGGTGAACGTACTCGATTGTTTGCTGGTATGTCGATGGTCTACGGTGTTCCTGTGGCGACTTCAATGACGATTGGTGTCTTGCCAATCCGTACGATGATTAAGGACTGGATGAATGATCACAATGTCAGTGACACAGGTACAGTCTTTGAACCCTTTATTGATGGATTTGCTTCTACTCTCTTAAGGGCAATCAGTGGGTTGGACTTGAACATTTCTGAGCGTTACGGTCCGAATGGTATTAATACCTTCTACGACTTGCTCAGGGGTGATGCAACGATGACTGACCTCTTCTCTGGTGCCTCTGGTGGACTCTTGTGGGATACCCTCACAACCTACGATCCTATTGCAAAATGGGTTGGAGCTTCCATGCAGTCTGGAGATATGTCTTCGTATCAGGTAACAGCACAAGATTGGATGTCTGTTCTTCAACAGATTTCTTCTGTAAACAATGCAGTCAAACTTTACTATGGTACAAACCTTGGTATCTGGATGACGCGTAATCAGAATATCTTGACTGATGTTACTCCACTCGAAGCTTATGTCAGTGCTGCCTTCGGTCTTGATCCTGAGCGAGTAACTGATACTTTCAGCAAACTACAGACTATTACGAATGTCCACGATAGGCAGAATGCTGCAATGAAAGATATGATTGCAGACTATCGTCGTGGTATTCAAGCAATGCGTTCTGGCGATAGTAACTTAGCTGGAATCTTCTTTAACCGTGTAAAGATTGTTGGTCATCTAAATGCTTTGACCGTCAAACAGTTTTCACAAGTCTATAACAGGGCAATTAATGAAGAGCCCCTCGACGAAGCTACACTTCGCAATTTCGGTAAAATTCCTGGAGAAATGTTTTAATGGCTGATTTTACTCTTAATCCTAGTCCTGGCGGAGTACCGTCAGCTAACATGCCTGATCAGACTGGCGCCTCTCGGGGTGCCATTCCTGATCGTTCTTTAGGTGTTATTGCTGAGGGTATCGGACAGGTTGCCCAAACGGCTGTAGGAATGTACAATGACTACAATCATTACCAGATTGATCAGGCTGTTCGTACTGGTTACGATGCTGCTAATAAACCCTATATTGACACGATACCGGGAGAGCTTAGTGGTAGCGTGAGTGCAATGCAACAGTTGCAGACAGCTTATGAGCAGGGAAAGATCAGTGATGTCTATTACACTGGTCAGCTTGCTTCAATGAGCAAAAAGCTCCGGGCTCAGTATCCTCTTTATGAGAACTATGTCGATCAATCGATCCAGAATATTACTGGTATCCGACCGGCTAACGCTTATAAGAATGCAGTCCAGAATGAATTTGATAAACAAGAAGCCGAGAAAAGGGCAAACCAGTCTAAGGATGAAACTTGGATCAATCAGCATGGCGATAGTATCATGCGTACGTATCCAGATTACTTTAATGATCCCGGTAAGTATGCTGGTCGTCTTGATGAAATCAAAGGTAAGGTCTATGAGTACGAAGCTCAGTCTGTCGATATTGCAAGACAGACAGCAGCTAATGCCCTTCTAGACTCTAATAAGAAACTCACCGTCGATAAGGCATCTGAGAGCGCCACACAGGCCCTTTACTTCACTGTTAGCTCGGCTATCTCAGGTATGAGTAATTCGACCATAGGGCAGGCTCCTGATCTCCTTAAGAACATCCAAAAGTTCGCTAGTGAAGGTGGTACTCCTGAACAGGCTCAAGCTATCCTTGGTCAGCTTACAACTCTTAGAAGTTCTTTGTATTCTCAGCTTGTAAAACAGATTAATACACCTTTGAGTGATGATCCTCAGAGTCGTTCGTATGCACAGATCCTTGGTGTAGAAGCAACTAAGAACCAGATTAATCAGGCTCTTGCTCCTGTCGATCAGATGCTTGAACTTGCAACTAACAAAGATTACGGCATGATGACCTATTATACTCGATTGATTAACATCACTCAGGATAAGGAAATGAAGGCTGTCTTGGATGCAAGTCCTAACCTTGGTATTGCAAACTCTCTTGCAAAGATTAGTCCTGATCTAGCAACTAACTATATTAATCAGGCCGGTATGCAAGATGGTATCTTTGCACAGCTTACACCCGAACTGACTGCTCGAATTGCCAAAGGTGAAGATACGTTTACGGGTGCAGTTGATCGAATGATGACTTCTCGTACTGATGCAGCTACGAAGGCTGGTGGTATCAACGCCATGATCGATGCAGCTAAGTCAACTATTACAAGTGGTACAGCTTCTCCGGAAGAGTTTATCAACACTGTAAATGGTATCTATGGTGTAGACAAGTCTGGTAAGTCGCTGTTTAGTTATATTAAGTCTGATGAGTATATGCAGCTCTGGAAGACTATGTATTCTCCTGATGTTACTGATGCCCTTGTAAAGAGTGGTAATCAGGATCTAATGAAGGTTTACGTAACTAGCGCACTCGAGTCTGCTAATAGCATTCCTGAGCTTTCTAAAGCTGCCGCAGCTATTCAAGATGTTCAGGATTGGTCTAACATTGCAACTGTGCAGTGGGACCCGAAGAATGCTACACTGATTA